CAATGTACCTTTTGTGACTGGGGCAGTTTGACCTACAACAAAGTCAAGAAGTTCAAACTGGAACGTGTGTTTGCTGAACTGGAATGGATGGCTCAGCACAACTTTGATTGGATCAGTATAACTGATGCCAACTTTGGCATGTACCCCGAACGTGACGGCATGATTGCAGACAAGATCATTGAGTGTCAAGAAAAATATGGATCACCAAGAACTTTCAGTGTGGCCTGGGCCAAGAATCAAAAGAAAGAAGTCATAGACATTGTAAAGAAACTGTTGGATGCCAAGGGATTTAATCAAGGCCTTACACTGAGTGTGCAAAGTCTGGACTTGGATGTGTTGGAAAACATTCGTCGCAAGAACATGGAAATGAACAAGCTCAACGAAGTGTTTGAGTTATGCGATCAACGCAACATTCCTGCATACACCGAACTGATCCTGGGCTTGCCTGGTGAAACATTGGAAACATGGAAGAAAAACTTCTATGCCCTGTACGAATTGAATCAGCACACTGGCATCACAACATTCCAAGCACAGTTGTTGGAAAATGCTGAAATGAACCTGTTGCAGAAAAAACTATTCAAAATCACCAGCCAGCCTGTGACAGACTATTTTGCTGGCAGCTACAGTGTGGAACACATTGAAGAAAGCATTGACGTCATTACAGGCACCAAAGACATGCCCACTCCGGTGATGCTGGATGCACAGATATTTGCCTGGTTCCAGACCACGTTTCATATCAACGGCTTTGCTACCTTGGTTGCACGTTTTATCAACAAGTACTTGAGCATCAGCTACAACGACTACTACGAAGAATTATTTGCACACTTCATGACCAATGAATGGGTAAAGAAAGAAGAATCTGAAGCCCGTATGTACTTCAACAATTGGATGATGACTGGACGCATTAATCATCCCAAGATTGGTGTGGAAATACACGGCTGGAACATCATTCACAGAACCAGCATGAACATGCACCAGGAAAATCAAGTGGAACAGTTGTATGATCACCTAGAACAGTTTCTAGAACGCTACAACTTGCCCCCAGATCTACTGGCCAGCTTGATGAAACTGCAAAGAAGTTACTACATCAAGTATGATGATAGAAATCAGTATCCCATGAACTTGCAGTTGGACTACAACATCTGGGAATATTTGAGCTTTAGTAAGCCCTTAGAAAAATTACCTACTGTGTATCGATTGGACTTTCCCGAAGACAAGACCATGAGCTTCAACAGATTCTTGGAATTGTTTTACTTTGCAAGACGCAGAAACTTTGGCAAGGCCACAGTAGATCGCGTCAGTGGCGGAGACTCCAAGGGCGCACGTCGAGGCGCAGGTGCTGCCAAAGCACAAGGCAGTTTCTCTGTAAAGAAAAAACAACTAGTGGCCTGATGTCGAGATTGTTTGCGTTTGGGTGCAGTTTTACCAACTACCGTTGGAGCACCTGGGCCGACTGCCTTGCTCCAGAATTTGACTATTTTGAAAACTGGGGTCAAAGCGGCGCTGGCAATCACTACATTTTTAACAGCGTAATGGAAGCAGATCAGCGGCATAGATTTGGTGCTGGTGATACTGTGATGGTTTGTTGGACCAGTTTAGATCGCGAAGATCGTTATGTTGATAGACGGTGGCATACTCCAGGCAATGCGCATTTTGCAACCAACGTGTTCAACAAAGAATATCTCAAAACACATATTGATGAGCGGGGATTTTTAATTAGAGATCTTGCCTACATCAAAGCAGTAAAAACGTTGTTGGAAAATCGCCCGGGTTTGACCTGGCGCTTTCTCAGCATGGTAGAACTCGTGGCTCCTCCTGCAGATGATCATGTCAGTTTGCACAGAGATGCCGTACGATTATACAGTGATGTATTAGATAGCATCTTGCCAAGTTACTATAATACATTGTTTGCCGAAACTGGTTGGCCCAATAGAAATGGCGATCCACATCCCAGTCCAGCCGAGCATTTGGCCTATTTAGACGCAGTATTACCGGGCTGGGTGACAAAACAAGAAACTCGTGTTAAAATGCATGAACAAAGTATCAATCTAAATAAAGATCCCCGCAAGTCGGGCATGACAAAGGTAACAAGATTATGAAATTAAAAGTATCAGAATTATTTTATTCAGCACAAGGCGAAGGACGCTATGTTGGTGTGCCCAGTGTATTTTTACGCATGTTTGGTTGCAACTTTACCTGTTCAGGGTTTGGTTGCAAACCAGGAGAGCGGAGTAAAGAAGCAGACGAAGTGGCCAAGACTGTGGAATTGTACAAAACATTTGAAGAACTGCCATTGGTGAACACAGGCTGTGACAGTTATGCAAGCTGGCATCCAGACTTCAAACACTTGAGTCCCACATACACAGTGGAAGAGCTTGTGAACCGAATGACTGAGCTATTGCCCAATGGCAACTGGTTGCAACCCAATGGCAATCCTGTGCATTTGGTAATCACTGGTGGTGAACCATTGCTGGGTTGGCAACGTGCTTATCCAGAACTGTTGGATGTTTTGGCCGAACGTGGCTTGCGACACATCACATTTGAGACCAATGGTACTCAAGAGCTAAGTCGAGAGTTTAGAGATTACTTGCGCAACTGGTTTGGTGAGATCACATTCAGTGTTAGTCCAAAATTAAGTGTCAGTGGTGAGTCCTGGGCGGACGCTATCAAGCCTGATGTAGTTTGGGATTATGAGACACATGGTATTACATATCTCAAGTTTGTTGTGGAAAAAGTTGAAGACTTTGACGAACTGGATCGTGCAGTGGATGAATATCGACTGCGTGAGTTTGGTGGTCCTGTGTTTGTGATGCCTGTGGGCGGTGTGGTCAGTGTGTATGATGGCAATAGAATCAATGTGGCCGACGAAGCACTCAAACGTGGCTACTGGTACAGTCCACGATTACACGTTGACCTTTGGGGCAATGGGTGGGGCAAATAATGGGATTCTTTGACCGCTTTAAGAAAAAGCCAGAACCTAAACCTGTAGCAGAAAAAGTTATCCGTGTGCCCAAGGCGCCTGAGAAAACTGCCAAACAACTGGCCACAGAAAACAACGAACCGTATGTGGCTATCTTGAACATGGACATTGATCCCAACAACTTGCACCAAGGTGCATTTGAACTGGACTGGAATGAGATATTCATTGCCCGCTTGGTCAAGGCCGGCTACATGATGAAACCCACAGACGCAGACTCAGACATTGTGGATCGCTGGTTCCAGAATGTGTGCAGACATGTTGTGATGGAAACATGGGAACAGGATCAAGCCATGCGTAACTCAGCAGGCGGTTATGTACACACCCGTGACATTGGTGACGGACGCACTGAGATTAGTTAAGGAAATTGATATGATGGATGGAAGACGTGTGGGCTTTACTGCCAGCACTTTTGATTTGTTACACGCTGGTCACATTGCCATGTTGCGTGAAGCCAAGGAAGAATGTGACTACCTGATCTGTGCGTTGCAAAACGATCCCACCTTGGATCGTCCTAACAAAAATCGCCCAGTACAGAGCATTGTGGAACGACAACTGCAACTGATAGGTTGCAAGTACGTGGATGAAGTTTGGGTGTACAACACAGAAAAAGATCTAGAAGACCTGTTGTTGATCCTGCCTATTGATGTTCGTATACTGGGTGTGGAATACGAAGGTCGAGAATTTACTGGTCGTGAGATTTGTCACAAGCGTGATATTGAACTACACTTCAATGGTCGCGATCATTCATTCAGCAGCAGTGAACTGCGGCAGCGTGTGGCCAATGCTGAAGATTTGAAAAAGAAATTAGAATCATGGGAACCAGTAGGCGCAGACGACACAGGTGGTCCCAGTCCCAGATGATATTGTATGCAAATGGGTGCAGTCACACCGCTGCCGCAGAAGCAGTTGTGCCAGATGCTTTTGCAGTGGATGATGGTAAGAACGGTATAGATCGTCGTCCACATCCACTCAACTTGGCAGCCAGCTGGTGTACACATCTGGCACAGAATCTTGGCCGTACATTGGTCTGTGATGCAGAGTCGGCCAGCAGTAATGATCGCATTATTAGAACCACCAGGGAATGGATTGCCAACAACCCTGACAAACTGAACAACACATTCATGGTCATACAGTGGACCACTTGGGAACGAGAAGAGTGGTTGCACAACGGCACATGGTATCAGGTGAACGCATCTGGGGCAGATTGGGTTCCCAAAGAACTACAGCAACGATACAAACAGTTTGTGGTTGATGTGGATTGGGCAATTAAAACCCAGGAATGCCATGAAAAGATTTGGACATTACACACCGAACTCCAAAGGTCGAACATCCCTCACTTGTTTTACAGTAGTCACAGTACTTTCAGTGATGTTCAAAATCAACATATTTGGGGTACCAGTTACATGTACCCTTACAACAGACAGGGTTCTTACAATGTCATTTTGCAACAAAATGGGCATGTGCCCACAAAATGGTACCATTTTGATGCCAAAGGCCATTGCTTTTGGGCCAACTATGTGTTACAATACATCAAACAACACAACTTGGTGAACACAAATGCGCTACCTACTGATTGATACTAGCAACATGTTTTTCCGTGCGCGACACCAAGCACATCGTGCCGCAGACACATGGACCAAATTGGGTTTTGCCCTGCACTTGACCTTGATGAGCGCAAACAAAGTGGCACGTGATTTAGGCGCTGATCATGTGGTATTTGCACTGGAAGGTCGAAGCTGGCGCAAAGATCATTACAAGCCCTACAAGGCCAATCGTGCCGTGGCACGTGGGCAAATGAGCGAGTCAGAAGCAGAAGAGGACAAGCTGTTCTGGGAAACCTATGATGAGCTGACTAAATACTTGTCTACAAAAACCAATTGTAGTGTTGTTCGTTGTGCCACAGCAGAAGCAGATGACATCATTGCACGTTGGATTGCTTTACACCCCCAAGACGAACACGTTATTGTCAGCTCAGATTCCGACTTTGTGCAGTTGATTGCACCCAATGTAAAATTGTACAATGGCATCAACGATCACTTGTTTAGTGTTGCGGGTGTCACAGACGCAAAAGGCAAAAACTTGGCATTCTCTATTGAAAGCAACAGCAAGATCAAGGTTGGCAAAGCCGATGCCAACTTTGTGCCACCTGTGGATTATCAGAAGTGGGTGTTGTTCTTGAAGTGCATGCGTGGTGATCCTGGTGACAATGTGTTCTCAGCCTATCCAGGTGTGCGGGTCAAAGGCACAAAGAATCAAGTGGGTCTCACAGAAGCATTTGAAGATCGTGACCGTCGTGGCTATGCATGGAACAATCTCATGTTGCAACGTTGGATGGATCATGAGCAAAC